ACACCCCCTGCGCGATGTGGCCGAACATCCCCAGCCCGATCAGCATGATCGCCAGCAGCGCCATGTACTTGTACCGCCCCATCAGAGTTTCGCGTTCAGGCGCTGGCTGAACGTCTCCTGCGCGGGCTCCGTCTCGCCCTCCCACTCTACGGCCTGCCAGGAGCCGGCCGGGAAGTGCGCGCCGCCGCCGGCGTGGTGCACGGTGTGGGAATCCTGCCCGCTCAGGTCGCGCTTGATGCCGACGCGTATCGGATTCACGATAGTGACGCGCTCGTTGTTCTCCAGGATGTAGGTCCTGCGCGTCTCGTTGGTAATGTCCATCCAGACTCGTTCGCCCATGTCAGGCCTCCATGTAATGTTCGGTGACTGTCGCGCGGCCGGCGTGCCGCGCCTCGAGCTTGGCCCGGTTGATCTCCTGGAAGTCCTCGTGGGACTTGCCCAGAATCTGCTGCAGGGCCGTCAGGTAGTAGACCACGTCGCCGATCTCCTTGTAGAGCTTCTCGCGGTCCAGCGGCTTGCGTGTGAACGCGACCTTCTTGACCTCGTCCAGCACCTCGCCGGCCTCCCCGGACAGGCCCACAGCCGCGTGCAAGATGTCCAGAGTCTCCAGGTCGTCCAGGTTCTCCAGCACCTCGGCCGGGGAGACGAACAGGCGGTTCACAAAGTCCTCGTACGCTTCGGACATCAGTCCTCCATGTGCTTGCGAGCGCCGCGCACGGCCTCGCGGTTGTTGAAGCAGGACGCCGCGACGAAGGCGCAAGCCACGCCCACGCCCAGCGCCAGGCCGTTGCCGGACCAGAGCCCGAAGGCGCCCCAGAAGGCGCCGCAGAAGCCCCAGATATGGCCAGAGTACAGCAGTAGCCAGCGGATCATTGGCCCTCCACCAGCTGCGCCCCGGCCTCGGCGATCTCGTCCGGGAGCCCCCGGATGCAGATGGGGCCGTTGGCCTCGGGCCAGGCCCGGCAGACCTCGCCCTGCGGCAGCGAGGCCCGGTACAAGCCCAAGCCGCCAAGCAGCACTCCCAGCACGGCGGCAGCCAGGACGACGCCCAGACAGCCTAGTGCAATTCCCTTCATCTCTCCTCCACGCGGTTCTCGACCGCTCCGTCGATGCCAACGCAGTACGTCGTCAGGTCCCACGCCACGTACACGTCAGGTAAGCCCCGCTCCAGGCAGTCCTTGGACGCCACGGCCATGATGAATCCTGCGACAACGAGCCACAGAACAGCCAGACCAAGGAACCCGAAGAAGCCAGCTATCAGGTAATCCTCCGCGTACCACCTCATTACTTCTCCTCCTCGTCATTGTAACGAACCTCGGTCACGCCCTGCGCCAGCATGGTGTCGCTGACGCCGGTGCTGTGACGGCCCAGCAGCCGCCCGTGCAGCACCGTGGCGCTCAGGGAGCCGACGCCAGCGGCTATGCCCAGCGCCGCCGCCTTGCCGAAGTAGGCCAGTGTGAAGCCGCCGTTGTAGGCCTCCAGGGCCATGTACCCGATCACGAAATACTCCGTCAGGCCCAACGCCAGGGACGTGGGCATGATCAGCCAGTAATGGTCGAAGGCCACGTTCCGCTGCTGGACGGATTTCAGGCCCACGAAAAGCATTGTGCCCAGCATTGCTGCCAGCAGAGCAGACATCAGCCTGTTACCCCCTTGACTGCCCACATCACGCTCTCCTCGAGCTTGGTCATAGCCAGGGCCCTGGCCCGCGGCTCCGGGACCTGCTCGACCAGGTCCTCGAGCTGCTCCGCGTACCCCTTGATCGCGGCCACGGTCTGCTGCTCTGCCGGCGAGAGCTGCCGGTACTGCTGTCTGAATCGTCCGCTCATTCGTAGTTCCTCCACTCTCCGGTCTTGGCGTTGAAATTCCGCAGGCGGCGCTTGAGCTTGCGCAGCTCGATCACGGATACATGGTCCAGATGATCGTAGACAATCTCGGCCAGGCCGTCTGCGTGGCGCCGGAGCGCCCGGTTCTTGGAAACGATGTCGTTGCATGCGTCGCCGGTGAGCATCACGTCAGTACCCCCTCTTTGGCTTTCTCCAGCCGCAGCCGCTCACGCGCCCACGCGCCGCAGCCCTGGCACTGGTAGCGCCGGTATATCTGCGTCCGCGTCCGGCGGACCCCGTTGCTGAGCAGCTTGGTGCTGCCGCAGTTGGGGCAGGTCGGCTTGTCCGCGCCCTGGAACACACCCAGGTTCGGGTGACTCCTGATCCAGCCCCGGACGTGCTTGTACAGCCGCTCGAGCAGCCGCACGTCCTGGATGTTGTAGCGCTTCATGGTGCGCCAGTCCCGCTCGTTCCCGGACATGCAGCCGGTCCACAGCTCCATGCCCTTGTGGCTGGTCTTGGCGCCCAGGCCCAGCTCCTGCGCGACGAAGTCGAGCTTGTTGCTGGCGAAGCGGTACGTGCTGCGCACGATGTGGTACAGGTCCACCTGCTCATAGGGGCTTGGCGGCCCCCAGTTGCGCATGACGAACTCCTTGTTGAGCGTCGGCATGTCGAACTTCTTGCCGTTGAAGTGCACGACAATGTCCGCCTCGTCGAGAAGCTCCCACATGCGCCGCAGCATGACCTCGGCTCCGTCCTCGTGGATGGAGCGGAACTCCACCTCGCGCTCGCCGTACCACTTGGCGGCCCAGCACATCGTGTACCCGGGCTCGACCATGCGGGCGATGGGGATGGTCTCCTTGAACAGGCCCCACGCGTAAACCAAGTGCGGTGCGGTCTCGATGTCCAGCTCGAGGATGCGCGCCGGGGAGTACACTACCTCCAGGCTGTCATCCTTCTTCGTCAAGACCCATCTCCTTTTCCAGCATCATCCGGGCACGGTGCAGCTTGCGGTCCAGCGCCAGCGATGTGAGCTCGTTGTCCTCGGTCTCGGCGATCGCGTCCTGGATCACCTCGTACAGGTACGCCAGAAGTTCCTCACGAGACATGGGCATCCTCCCCCCAGCAAGCTGCCGGCGGGCGGTCATCGCCCTCCGGATAAGTGTCCTCGAAGTGCACGAGCATGATGACGTTGCAGGCTACGTGCCCCCAGTGGCGGCGGCCCGACTCAGGGTCCAGGTCCTCCCCGCTCTCCTCCGCCAGCCAGTGGCGCAGGATGCAGCCGACCGGGACCGACCAAGGCATACCCTTGGCCCAGTTCCACGCGGCGTACTTCTGGGCCCCGTACTCGAAAACACGGGCAGCCTCCTCCATGTCGCCCGCGTCGAAGAAGGCTAGAAGCTCGAAGGCCTCCGTCTCTCCTCGCTGCCACTCAGCCAGAACCTCAAGGAAGCCTGCTGAATTGAAACTCAAATCCCGGTCCACGGTGTCCCACTTGTCCCAGACATGAGCCGGAATCAGGTCCAGCTGCGGCTTGCCGGCGTTGTACCGGGCGCCGGAGCCGCGCTCTTGGCTGTTCACGTCGCCGACTTGCTGGAAGTCCCCGGCCGTGCCCTCGCCACGCACGCCCAGCCGCACCTCGAGTGCCTCGTCGTAGGCGTCCTCGCCCGCGTGTTCCTCCGCCGTGTTCATGCTGCTCTCCTTTTGCCTGTCCCCCGGCACTCCGGGCACCCGCTCCCTTGCGCGGTCGTCACCAGCTTGCCCTTCTCCCGCCGCATCTCCGTGCGCGTGGCCTTGGTCTGCCCGAAGCCCCGGCATGACACGCACAAGTCTTCCGGATCGGGCTTCCGCCCCAACGCAGTTCTCAGTTTGTTGCCGAAGTCGCTCATCAATACTCCTCGCCATTTTGTCGCCCAATGCCTTGAATATCTCGTCGTACCAGTCCGAGGCGCGGTACGGAGTATGTATCCAAACTACTCGCTCCACCAGCTCACCGGATAGTTGTCCGTGATGATCTGCTTGGTCTTGCGGTCCACGGGGACCTCGACGCACTTCACGTCCAGCGCGCGAGCCCAGTCGCTGTAGCGCTTGCGGTTCTTGGCCGCGCCGAAGCGGTTGTCCCTCATGAAAATGAATCGGATGTCAACACCCGGATTACATCGAACAAGCTGTCGCATAAGGTTACGCTTGCTGGCGTCGAACTTTCCCTTAATCTCGATGACAATGCCGTTTGGCAGCACGAGATCAGGTGTGTAAGTTCTTCGCTGGACCACAGCTCGTCCTGTCGCTCCGCATGCCGTGCAAGCGCCTTTAACAATTGAGCTCTGGTACTCGAGGGTGGTGGGCTCGTAGTCATAGGGTAGCTCCAGGTCGATGGCGTGCTGTACTATGTCCCGCTCGTACCGCGAGCGACACTTGTCTCCGTTGCTGGTCAGGTAGGTCTTGGCCATCAGTGCACCGGGCGCCCGCGTTCATCAATAATGAACGGACGAGGATCGTGATACCACAACAGCGCCAAAAAATCCCAGTTCACTGCATGCTGAACATCCCAGTCTTTGCTACGTTTCACAGGCATCACCACACCTCCAGCGCCGCCGGGTCGTCGTTGTCGGGCCGCTGGAACTCGCCGAGCCGCTCGTCCCCGGAGCGGGAAGTCTCGAGCGCCTTAACGCGGTCGTTTAGCGCCCGGATGGCCAGGCGTTGCTCAGCGAAGGCGTTCATGAGGAAGCGGAACGCATCCGCCTGCACGCTGATCTTGCCATTCTCCGGATTGCCGGCCATGCTCTTGAGGGCCTCGTACCCGTCCCGATCAAAACTCATCTTGGTCCTCCCGCACCAGCAGCCCGGCGCTCTTGATTGATCCGTCGTTCAGGCCCGGCGGGGTCCAGAGCTGATCCTCGTGCTCCAGCATCCACAGCAGCCTGGCGTTCTCGAGCAGTAGCGTGGTCGCACACTGGTGCGGTCCGAAGTTGCGCTCCCGCGCCTGCTTGTTGTCCTTGTACTTGGCGAAGTTCTCGTTGTAGGCCTCCTGCACCACCCGGTACAGCTCCGCCTCGTTCGCCTTGTCCGGCAGCATGGCTGCCGCCTTCTTCTCGCCGATCCGGTACAGCCCCGGGATATTGTCCGTGGCGTCGCCGGTCAGCAGCTGCAGGTAGAAGAACCGCAGGGCCTCCTCGCGGGTGATCAGGTAATCCTGCGCCGTGAGCGTGTTGTAATGCCACCCGGGCACCATGCGCAGGTCCTTGTCGATCGTGGCGATGATCGTGTTGACATCGTACTCGTCGCCCGCTTTGAACTGCTCCATGGCCACGGCGTCGTCTGCCTCGTACCCCTCGACGATGATCGCGTCCCACTGCTCCACGAGGTAATCCCTGATCTCCTTGTACCAGACGGGCCGGCGCGTCCGGTCCCGGTTGGCCTTGTACCCGCGGATCGTGGCCAGCTGGTCCCGGAAGTTCAGCGAGCCCGACAGGTAGAGCTCGGGCTTGATGGGCCGCTTGGCGAACTCCGGGTAATCAGCCAGGGCCGCCTTGACGGCCTTCAGGATGTTCTCGATCTGCTCGCGCATCACGTGCAGCGCGTGGCTGAGCGGCTCGTGGATGACGTAGGGCTTGACCGTGATCTCCTCCTCGTGAAGGTTCTGCAGCCGGCAGAACTCGTCGAGCCTCCACTTGTAGCGGAACCGGCTGTACCGATCCACGTCGGCGAACGGGTCCTCCGCGTCCGCCGGGTCCACGTCGCACCAGTGCAGCTTGTACCAGGTCTCCTGGACGGCGAAGCCCACCCGGTACACCAGCGGGTCGCTGTCGATCAGCACGCGAATGGGCTTCCTGCTCACCAGTTATTCTCCTCGAATACGTCGTTCAGGAACTCTCGCAGTGCCTGCAGCTCCGAGAAGCCGTGAAGTATGGCAACGCGGTTTATGCCGCGCACTCGCAGAACCAGCCGTTCTCCCGGACCAACGACAACTTCAGCCTTCGGCGCCGCGTCAGGCGGCCCAGCACCCAGGTAGGCACTCCACTCCGTTTCCCTGCGCTCTACTCGCTTCATACCTCCAGACCCTCCTTCAGCTTCTCGGCCGGCAGCCAGCCGTCCTCGTCCATCCAGCACAGCGGCGCCGGCAACGGGTCGCACTCGAGCGCCTCCGGCGGCACCGGCTTCAGCCAGCGCATGTGGATCGTGCCGCGGCCCTTCAGCTTCTCCGCGTTCTCCTCCCGCAGCTCACGCAGCTTGGCGCGGCAGTCCTTGGCCGTGCCGTGGAACAGCCCGAACACTGCGTGCTGGCCCGGGCGGTCGTAGACCGCGTGCAGCTCGATGACGTACACGCTCGTGTCCGGGCCGGGCGACATCAGTGTTGCACCTCGCTGTCCAGGTCCAGGTCCAGGAAGCTGCCCAGGCCCTCCTCGGCCTGGCCCTCGACGACCGCATTCTGCTGGTCGATGATGGCCCGGACGCTGTCGATCAACTGCTGCGCTTGGTGCGCGGCTTGGATCGCCGAGGCGATGTTGGTGGTGCGGCCCTGCACCTGCTGGTCCACGCGGTAGATGACCTCGTACCCGAGGGCGCTAGTGCTGTCTTCCTTGGTCGGGTCCAGCGGGATTTCGGCCGTCTGGACGTAGAAGTCCTCGGTCTCGAAGTGCACGCCGGTGTCCTCGATGGTGTCTTGGTCGTCGTTGAAAACGATGCTCATAGCAGTCTCCTGGTTGTTCGTTCTCAGCAGCTCCGCTGCTTCTGACCGCCGAAGGCGGTAAGGGGCCTACACAATGCCGGCCCCATGGCCGTTCTGGGAGACGGTCAGTCCCTAGAAGTCGTCGTCATCCCCGCCGTTGCTGTCGGCACCGTCCTGGTCGTCGTCGAAGCCGTCGTCGTCCTTCGGCGCCTTGGCCGGTGCGTCCGTGTGCTCTCCGGCGTTGGCCAGGAAGCCTTCCACGTCGTAGGCCTGGCGGTACAGGCGCGCCGCCTCCACGTCGATCAGGCCCTGGATCACCTCGCGCCGGTCCTCGGTCTTGGTCTTGGCCGGCAGCTTCACGGCGTCGTTCTCAACGAGGAACTTGATGCGCTCAAGCGCCCGGTCCTGGACCGACAGCAGGGTGATCCGCGCGTCCTTGGCCTCCCAGTCCACGCCGCCCTGCTGCGAGCCGCCAGAGCTGCGCCCGCCGGAGCCCCCACGTCCGCCGCGGCCGCCACGGCCGCCGCCGTTTCCTCGACCGCCACGCGCCTTCTTGGGGTACTCGTCGTCTCCCTCGTCCAGCACCTTGGCCAGGTCGACGTTGAAGTTGCCCTTGCGGTCCTCCTCGTAGCGGACCTTGACGGCGTCGCCTTCCTTGAAGTCGTCCCAGGTCGTGCCACCCTTGAACAGCTCGTCGACGCTGTCCTCGTCGCCCATGCGGTAGAGCTCGTTGTCGCCCTCGAACTTGATGGAGAACAGGGTCTTGCCCCGGAACTCCTTCTCGTTCTTGTACTTGACAAACCCGATCTTCACGTTGCTCATTCGATTTCCCCTTTGGTTGCAACCACAGCTTGTACTACTATCATACCACGTTTAGGCGGCCTTGTCAACCCTCCGCTCGCCTTTTCTCCACATCTCACCATCCCGCTCCACGTTGAGCTCGATGGCCTCCGTGTCCGGACTGTTCCAGCGCTCGCCATAGCCGGACTCTACGCCGAGCGGCACGTTGAAGTCGATCCCGTACACGCGGTCCAAGAACTCGTACACGTCCAGCGTGAAGGCCTGGGCGCTCAGGCGCTGCCACAGTTCCTCCTCGCCGGGCGGTATCTCGGCGATGGCCGAGTCGTGCACGGTGTTGACCAGCTCGATCTCGCTGCCCTGCGCCCGGATGCGGTGCCACAGGAACACCACGGCAATCGGGATGATCTCGGCCGTGGCCAGGCTCTGGATCGGGTAATTAAAGATCGACGGGGTGTTGTCGATGTACCCCGTGCGCGCATCCATGCGCGTGCCAGGCCAGTAGAACACCATGCCCCACGGCAGCTTGAGCTGCTTGGTCTCGAGCACCTCGTAGGTCCAGCCCTCCTGCGTTGCGCGTAGCTCCGGGAACTCCTCCGCGAACCACTTGTAATAGCGCTCCTGCGCCTTGGTGCCGCGTTGTCCCCCGTACAGCGGCTTGAACGTGTCGGGCTTGGCGTCCTGGCGCTCACTCTTGTCAACCTCGTCGACCGGCTTGTCAAGCAGCACCGAGGCGGTGTACTTGTGCTGGTCCACGTCATGCCGGATGTTCCAGATGGCTTGCTTGTCTTGGCCGCAGAAGGCCGCGCCCCGGAACTCGAGCTGACTTCCGTCGCTCTCTCCCATCTTGTGGCCGGGACGCTTGGGCTGGATTAAGTCCTTGAAATCCCTCGGGAAATTCTGAAACTGTACTCCAAGCGCCTTCGGGTTCCCCTTGGCATCGAGCACGGTCTGGAAGACCCGCTTCTTGCCCGAGGAGCTGAGGCGGTGCGTCTGCGTCGAGGTTTGATTGAACCCGCCATAGAACACTCCTCCGTACTCGTGGACCGTCCCCCGGAAGAAGGACAGAGTCTTTGACAAGCGACTCCCCGCTTTCTGCAGGTCCGCCAGAATCTCCAGGAACTTCCGCTGCTTCGCGGTGCGGGCCTCCAGCCGCGCCAGAGTTTTGTCGTCAGTCTTGGGCATGCCGTCCGGGAACTGCTTGTGCGGCTTGCCGCGGATGGGTTCGCCGCGCTTGTTCGTGAGCTCCCGGAAACCCATGCCGCCCTCGGAGGGCTTCGCGTAGATCACTTGCGCCTTCTGCGGCGTGCTGCGCCAGTTGACGCCCCCGGTGAGCTTGTCGAACTCCTTCTGCAGCCGGACCATGTCAGCGTGGGCCTTGTTGTATTCCTCCTCGACACGCTCCGGGTTCACGGCCACGCCCCGTTGCTCGATCCACGTCAGGCACGGCGTCAGCAAGTTGCGGGCGAACGCGAGGTGCAGCTGCTTGCGCTCCTTGAGCTTGCGCCGCTGGGCCAGGAAGATGCGAACCGTCTGGGCCACGTCCTGGCGCACCCGGGCCTCCAGCAGCTCCTTGGGCATCTCGGAGGGGCACACCCCGCCCTTCATCATGCGGTCGATGATGGCGGCCTTGCCGGTGCCGCCGTACTTCTTGTCCAGCTTGTCCAGGCTCAGCTGGCCGTACTGCCAGCGGTTGCCTCCGATGACGTACTCGCCGATCATCGTGTCGTAGGTCAGGCACTGGAACAGGTCGATGCCCATGCGCGCCAGCCAGCCCAGGTCGAACTTGACGTTCTGGGCCACGATGAAGCCGCCGGCTGCTAGTGTTTCCTGCACGGCCGTTACTAGTCTATTCTGCTCGTACTCTCCGCCGCGCTCGTATTGGATCGTGCTGTCGTCGCGCGTGGTCCAGGCGGCGCACACCACCCGGTTGTCCGGGTTCAGCGGGTCTCCCTTGTCGAGGTTCGTGGTCTCCAGGTCGAGCAGGAGCCACGGCCGCGTCAGGTACACGTCCGGGTCCGGGTTCCCGAGGAACCACGGCAGGGAGAAGTCGATCTCCCCCACGAAGTCTTGGACGCGGTCAGTCACCGCATCCTCCCTCGTAGCAGTTGGGCCATGTGGAGCAGCCTATGTGCGGGTCTACTCCGGTTACCGTCTCCTCCACGGCATCCATGTTTGCCAGTAACCAGACGATGCCTCGCCCCCTATCCAGCTCGTACTCTCCTTGTCCGGGAAACTGCACCCGTTTTGCCCGGGGCATGTAGTTCACGTAGAATTCGCCACGCAGATAGATACGGACCCACAACGGTCCCTCGACGACCTCCGCGCGATAGCCCGCTTCTCGCGCGCGTGCAGCGTCGCGGCAGGCATTAGCGCGGCCGTAACCCCTCGAGCGTGTCCTAGTGCTCATGCTGCGCCCTCCAGCTCTTGACGTAGTTGATGTAGCGCGCCCGGATCATCCAGAGCGGAAAGCGCCGCAGCTTCGCGTCCCAGCGCTCTCGCCACTCCCTGTAGCCGAGCTCCCGCTCGTCCGAGATGCTGCCGTAGTAGCCGGTCGCAGCGGACAAGCCGGCGCCGTGTGTCCCTTTGCTCCGCATAGCGTGCAGCGCTTATCGAACACGCCGGCGAGCCCACTCCCGGCACGCGCCCACCAGGCTATGGCTGTCGTAGAAGCCGGCCATGATCTCCTCGTGGAACTCCCGGAACAGCACGTTGACGCACTGCTTGTAGTGCTCCTGGCGAGCCTCGCGCTTGATCGCTTCCAGGGAGCCCGGCGCCGGCTCAGAGCTCGCGCAGCCGGCCGTCACGCAGAATATCATGGTCACGAAGCCACTTTTCCAGTTCAGCACGTTCCGTCTCCAGTCGTTCGATCTTGCGCTCAAGGCGCGCGATGTAGTCTGCCTGCTGTGCCTGGTGCCGGTCGAAGGCCTCCGGCAGGCCCTTCAGGGTGTCACGAAAGTTACTCACCGTCCTTCTCCAGCCGCTTGATTGCCTTCTGCAGCCCGCCGATGCGGCCGGTGAGCTGCGCCTTCTCGGTCGCGTGGCGCTGGTTGATCTGGTCCACGCGCTGCCGGTAGGAGCGCTCCTGCGCCCGGTACTCGCGCGCCTGGTCCATGATCTTGGCCTCGAAGTGCTCGATGATGGCGAGCAGCTCGTCGTGCGTCACCTTCTCGTTGTGCAACTTGCCCCAGCGCTCGGCCCGCTCTTTGATCTCCTCGATGCGTAGTGCAATGTCGGTCATGCTCCGTCCTCCATCGACACGAACCCTGTGTCTGTATCCACTTTCACGTAGACGTGGCGCTCGTTGCGCTTGCCCCCCAGCTTGTTCTTCACAATGCTGAGGCACGCCATGTTGTTCCTGGCCAGGCGCTCGGTCATGCCGACGCCGATCATCAGGTCGGCCACCGCGGGGATGCCGGTGCGCGAGGAGTAGCAGTCAGCCATCTCCAGCACCGGCTTCTCCCGCGAATAGCCGTTGCGGTCAGATTCCCCCTCCCGCGCCGCGGTCACCAGCAGCAGCACCACATTGCGCCGCTTGCCGATGAACCGCAGCTTGTGCGCCAGGGCGTCCAGGGAGGCAACAACTTTCCCCTCGTCTGACGCGTGTGCCATGTTGCGCATCTGGTTGATGACTACACAGTCGGGCTTGGTTTCTTCGACTGCCGCGTCGATCTCGCGGACATTGGTCGGGGGCTCCTTTGGCATCAGGAACCGGCCAAGGCCTTTCTGCATGGCTCGTTCGTACGCCTCCTGCGGATTCTCTTTCATCCACGCAACGGGGCGACGAATGAGGCGCGCCATCATGTATTGCTGGGTGTCCGCCAGCGTGTCCTCGTTCTCTACCCAGAGGACCCTCTTACCCTGCAGCAGGAAGCCTGCGGCCATATTCCGCGCATGGGTGCTCTTACCTACGTTGACGCGACCGAACAGCACAATGGTGTGTCCCGGGAACACCCCTCCATCAATGTACCTGTTCAGCGGCTTCGGCGCCAGGAGAATCCTGCGGCTCTCGTCACGTTCCTTCGTGAACAGCTCTGCGCCAGGCTGGTATAGCTCTAACCGGCCTCCGACGGCCTGCGCTTCCATCAGCGCGCCGTATTCCTCGAGCAGCGGGGTTATTTTGTCCGGGTCCCCCGCATTCGGACCCGTCAGAGCAGCAGCCAGCTTATTCCCGGCGCTCGCTCTCCTGAGCTCTAGCAATTCGTGGGCCACGTTTTTGGCCCCGGCGCTGTCGTCGATGTTCGCGAAGATGGCGGCGAACTCGTCGGCCAGCTCTTTCTTCGGCAGCGTGCGCTTGATTCGGGCGAGCAGCACGTCAGTATCACAGCGCGTAGCGGCCGCGTCCTGCTTGTAGTAGGCGCGGGCCTCGTCCACGATCCGCTGTCCCCGCGCCGAGAAATCGGTCGGCAGCAGGTAGTCGTCGATCTTCTCGAACGACGCGCGGTCCGTCAGTATGGCGCTGAGCAGCGACAGCTCATTCACTCAGCATGCTCCGCAACCGCTTGTGCGGCGTGTCCTTAATGTCGCGCTCCAGGGGCAGCACGCGCACGGACCGGAACAGCAGGTCAAAGGCGCTGGCTATCTTGAACGCCTGGTCCGTGGCATCGTAGTCCAGGGCGATGATGACCTCGCTTGGCTGCGTCTCGGCAATCTCCAAGGCGCCGGCAGTGCTCAGCGTAGTGCCCAGCAGTGCCACGGCATTGACCCAGCTTGAGGCCTTCATGGCGCTCACCTGGTCCTCGACCACGATCACGCGCCGGCCCTTCAGCGGCTCTCGCCGCACGTACCAGGCCTGCCAGGGCCGCTCCGGCTCGTCCGGGTAGGCCACGGTCTTGGGCTTGCTGCCGTCATAGTAACGCAGCAGAGTGCCCCGGCCGTAGCCGCGCGCATCGCGGACCTCGAACGAGTAGGCGCCCTTGTCCGGCGCGTAGCGCACTCCGTAGCTGTCGACCATTGCCGGCGGCAGCTCGAAGCGGTCCCAGAACCAGGTATGCTGAGCCGCGGACAGCGGCTGCAAGTAGCCCTCGAACGGCTTGGCCTGGCGTGGGGTGCCCTTGCGCCCGGCGCGCATCTCTGTGCCGGCCACGTTGCCGACGAAGCCGCGAATGCCGCACGTGGCGCGCAGGCAGTAGTAGAGCAGGCCTTCCGGCGTCCGCTTCAGAGACAGCTTGCGGTCCCGGTTGCACTCCGGGCACGTCTCGTAGGTCTGCTCCTCGACGGCCAGGCCTTCCCCGAGTAGAGCGATGGTATGGCGCAGCGCGTCACTCATTACGCAACGCCACAAACTCGGTATTGAACGGCACGAAATGGTGCTGTTTCCACTCATCACGGCCGAAGTCCCACGTGCCCATGATCCAGCCGCCAGGCACGCGCAGCGCTATGATGCCGCAAGCGGTCATCAAGCACGAGTCTCCGAGCTCCAGATCATAGAGTCGGGCCGCCACTGCAGCCGGGCTATAGTCAGTTTTACTCAAAACTCAGCTCCCGCACGTCATCTTCCTCGCCCAGGTCCAGGCCCAGCTCCTCCGCGGCCTCGAACGGGCAATCCCAGTAGTCGCGCCAGTCCGGGCGCAGCTCCCCGAGCGCCTCGATCAGGTCTTCTTCACGCACTGGGGTCATCCCCCAGCGCTTTGCGTAGGTCCTGGAACAGAGCGAACAGGGTGCCCACCGGCGCATGGCCGAGCACGTTGTGCAAGCGCCGCGCGTCTTCTTCGTTCAGCGTGAACGTGTAGACCGGCTCCGTAGTCACGGCCTTGCGCGTAGTCTTGCGGACGGTGGGCGCGTTCACGCGCTCCCAGGCCGTGCCCTCGCTCTTGGCGTCCAGATACCACCAGTCCTCGTCATTCTCGATGGTAAAATCGCCGTCGCTGTCGAGCTCAGGGTTGAGCACGCGATACACCTCGCCGGCGTGCAGGTCGTCGCTGCGATAGTTGTCGATCAGGACGCGAACCTCGTCGCCGGGCTCCAGGTCAATGCGGTCAGTCATCGTCGAATCTCCTCAGCTTGTACTACTACTCTAACATGCTTTCGTGCGAAAGTCAAGCCCCGATTTCATCGGGGAGAATCGGCACGCTTGTCAAGCGGCTTTTGATGGCTCCCTGATTTTTCCCAGTGTGTAGTGGTCGATTACTTCCTCGTCGCGTGCGTCGGTGTCCTCGTCGAGCGGCCGCAGTAGCGGCGCCGACCAGAACATCCGGCCCGCAGTGTCTGGTGTGTCTGGTACTCGATCTATCCACACGATTTCCTGGATAGGCAGGGGAATCGGGTCGCCAGTATCCCAGACCCATTCCGTGTCGGCGTCGGGCTCCGGGCCGCCGACTACCCGGCACCGATTGCCGAGACGCGGCGAGGACAGAGGCCCCACGACCACGCAAACCGTACCTACTGGGTGTCCCGGGTGTGTCATTCGCCTTGCTCCTCTCTGTCTTGTGCATCCCGGAGTAGTGCCCTCACGCATGCGAGCGCCTCCGTAGTGGCGTGCTCGATCTCGCGCAGCCGGCGCAGCTCTTGCCGGGGATTCCCGAGCGGCGCGTAGTATTGCACGTAGCTGCGCAAATTGTCTCCGGCCAGCCGGAGCTCTTGCCCTGCGAGCCGGGCCGTAGTCTGCTTGTCCATGTAGTCCCCTTGTATCGTCGCGGAGTTTTCAACGTAGCGACGTAGATAGTCCACGCCCCACGCCAGTCTGCAAAGCTAGCCGGCCGCTTGCGGCCTGAGCGGCGCTTGGTGCGCCGCGGCATGCTGTCCTGCGCATGCCTCTTTCTTCTAGCTTAGCATACTTTTACGCGTTTGTCAAGTCTCCAGCATCACGTCCAGCGCTCTCTGCGCCGCCGGCCCGAGCTCTTCGAAATGTTCCACGCGCAAAGCGTCGTCGGCCACGCGGTAGTCGTCGGTCCAGTAAAGTGTGTAGTCTGCCGGCCCGTCCTGTTGCACGATAGCGTAGCCATTGTGTCCCGGAGTCTGGGCTCGATCAACGTAGAGAACCGTGCGCATTACTTCCTCCGAATCCACCAGCCAAGGAACCCGATGGCCACGCAAGCGGCCACGTAAACCAGTAGTGTCACGATCACTGCAAATGCAAATCCCGTCATTACTTGTACTCCCTTGTCACGTCCGTGACCGGCATGCGCCGATCGGCCTCCGCCGGATTCCAGAGATTGTCGTTAATCTCCGCGATGATGCGCGCGTAGTCAATGCTTCCCGGCTCAAGTGTATCCGGGCGCGTCTGCGCGTGCACGTAGTGTTCTGCGGGCTCCACGTAGTGCGGTAGCTC